GCGAGCAGCGCCACGGGAGACCAATCAGCGAGCAGCGCCACGGGAGACCGATCAGCGAGCAGCGCCACGGGAGACCGATCAGCGAGCAGCGCCACGGGATACCAATCAGCGAGCAGCGCCACGGGCATCGCCGCAGTCGCCATCAATATCGGCAGATTCGGCAAAGCGAAAGCTGGAGAGGATGGTGCAATCGTTCTCGTCAATCATGACGACAACTGGAAAATCCGGCATATCCGAGCTGCAAAAGTGGGCGAGCATGGAATTAAGGCCGATACGTTTTATGTGCTGAACGATGCTGGCGAATTCGAAGAAGCTGAATAGCCCCGTCTCCAATCACGGTTAACGAATAGATTTATTGGCCAATCGTGGCGAGCCGAAAGTCCACGAAATTACTGGAGGGTTTGCAGCCATGTGACTTCGGTCATACAACGCAACGGCGAAGGCCGAAAAGGCTATATGCCTAACTCAAATATTATGAGCTTTTAATGATGATGAGAGATAGCCGGTTCATGTTGCACCCAGCTTCGGTTGTGACCGGACAAGATACCCGAAGCTGGTTTAACGAATAGAGGGAAGAGGAATGCACGAATATCAAGCAATTTATGATGCTGTGCGCAGCAGAATTTCGAACTGCGATGTTGGCGCAGCCGTGGAGTTAGCGATGCGTGAGGCAAATATTTCTCATTATGTAGAGCGCGCATATTTCTGTATCGCCGAAGAGTTTGGCCAAGCCGCACTGGAATATAAACGCCCATGCGTTCTTTTCCGCCCCTCCCTCTCTGTCGACGGCAATCAATGGTGCGCTCTGTATGGCGAGGATTTGCAAAATGGAGTTGCCGGCTTTGGTGATACTCCAGATAAAGCAATGCTGGATTTCGACATCCATTGGCTGAACGAAAAAGCGGTTAAAGCCCAAGGCAACTAATTAGCGGATGGGGTGGGAGATGGAATGGCAACCGATAGAAACTGCGCCAGACGTTGAAGGTGATTGCTTTTGGTGCCGCATTGTTTGGGGGCCTGAAGGTGATCAATCAAGTGGAGATGGTTTCCGCTGGAATGGCAAATGGTTTGCGGCCGGCTGCTTTTACTGTCTGGGGAAAGACAAAAGATTCGAATGGCGAGAAATCGAAGTAACCCCAACTTATTGGATGCCTAAACCCGAACTGCCGGAACAGCCGAAATGACCATTAAATTCCTCGACCCCACAGGCAAAGAACTCACGGCAGGGCAGGCGCTGGATGTATGGCTTGAGTATGCAGTTAAGCAGGAATCGACAATTATGCATCTCGACGTGCGTTTGTTTGCTGATGCAATCGAAGGTTATACAACACCAATGATTTGCTTAAAGAAGGCCGGCATCGAGATCAAGTTTGGAGAAGAAAATGAACAACAAGCCTGACTGGAAAGATGCTCCCGAATGGGCGAAATATCTCGCCATGGATGAAAGTGGTAGATGGGTTTGGTATGAACAGCAGCCTTATATCGGCTCGCAATCTGGAGTTTGGATGTGCAATGGCAAATATGGTTTTGATGATGAAATCATACCGTCATGGGAAAAAACTTTAGAGGCTCGGCCATCATGAACATCAAATCCGTCCTCCCCGATCTGGCTTATGGCAGAAATTTTACGTTGCCATATCGGACCAAGCTGGATTTAGGCGTTCTCGGTGAGCAGGAATGCAACGTGCTTTTCGAGCGACATAACAGAGAGCCAGATGTTGGATCGGGATCGATTGAGGTCACATCAGTCAGCTGGAAAGGTCTGGTAATCACTACTGACCTGCCCTACGAAGTTCTTGAGGATATTGCGCAGGATATTGCTGGAGATTGGGAATGAGCTATTTAGAAAATGGTGGGCCGGCGTTTCCATGTGGAGAAATATCTTCTACTTGGTCAAATGGAGAGAAAGAGTCGTCTGAAATTGGCTTCGGCATGACATTGCGTGATTATTTCGCGGCGGCAGCGCTAAAGCCACTTGTCGAGAACGCAACAAAGGGCCATTCATCTTATGGCAATGAGATTGAAATCGCGCAACGCGCCTATGAAATTGCTAATGCCATGCTTGAGGCCCGCAAGAAATGACCGACTACCTAAAATCCGGCCTAGTAGTTCTGATCATCTTAGGGGCAATGATTTATTGCGATACCGATGAGTTTACGTATCGGTGCAAGTCTGGACATAAAGAATGGTGCGTGAAATGAGCGAAGCAATCGAAGGCATGAGAGCGCTTCAGGATCACAACAAAGCGCTGAAGCGGAAATACGGCATCAATTGCCCGCAGTGCGCAGTGGCTAGACCGAAAGCGCACCCGACAATCCTGATGCCACAACAGCGCTGCAAAGTTGATGGCTATCGCGATCCCCGGCCTGAACTTACTGATGAACAGTGGAGAGATGTGTAATGAGCACGGCACTGGCAACAATCACCGATCAGATTTATGCGATTCGCGGTGATTTCGAATCCGTGGTGGCAGACCGCTCCGTTAACTTTGAGCGGGAAGCCGGCTTTGCGATCCAGATGGTCACCGCTAATGACTATATCCAAAAGGTCGCCATAGCTAATCCGCAGTCTGTTCGCAATGCTGTGACGAATATTGCGGCCATTGGCATCAGCCTAAACCCTGCCAAGAAACAGGCCTATCTGGTGCCTCGCAAGGGTGTGATATGCCTGGATCTGAGTTATATGGGCTTGCTCCATCTGGCAATCGATAGCGGCTCAATAAAGTGGGGGCAGGCCAAGCTCGTACATGAAGCCGATATCTTTTCGCTTAACGGATTGGACCAGCTGCCGCTGCATAAGTATGAGCCTTTCAGCAAGAGCCGCGGCGAGATTATCGGCGTGTACGTTGTGGTGAAAACGGCAGACGGCGAATACCTGACCGACCCCATGAGTATTTCCGATGTGAACGATATTCGTGACCGTTCGGAAGGCTGGAAAGCCTATCTGAAGGACAATACAAAGACCTGTCCGTGGGTAACTGACCCCGGGGAAATGATCAAAAAAACGGTCATTAAGCGCGCCTATAAATTGTGGCCGAAAACAGATCGGTTAGATAAGGCTATTCACTATCTGAATACCGATGGTGGCGAAGGCATCCAGCTTGCGCAGGCTGAGAATAAATGTGACCCCGCCCTGCTCAGCGCTCTGATCGACAAAGCCAGGCAGGCGGCCACACAGGAAGCCCTTACAGGCATTTGGCAGTCCGGGCTGGCCTCGATCAAGGCCACGAAAGACAAGGCCGCATACAACGAGTTCAAGGCTGTTGTGGCGCTTCGCGGTGATCAGTTGAAGGCCGCCAATAGCTCGATAATCGATGGCGAAATCGTTAATGCGTCGGGAGATCAAAATGCAGATCATTGAATGTGATCAGGGCGGAGAGTTGTGGCATCAAAGTCGGTGTGGTGCCATAACCGCCAGCATGTTTTCTGTGGCGCGCGAGCGTTTAAAGACGGGGCCGAATAAAGGCGACTTTTCATCCAAGGCTAAAGATTATGCCTTTCGTGTTGCCATCGAGCGGATTAGCGGTTTGCCGCTGGATGAAGGTTTTGAAACGTGGGCCATGAAGCGCGGCCATGAACTGGAGCCTGCGGCCCGCATGGAGCATGAAATGGAGACCGGCTTGTTCGTCCAGCATGCGGGCTTTGTTCTCAGTGAGGACGGGAAATTTGGCGCCAGCGCTGACGGACTGATTAACGAAGATGGCGGCTCAGAATACAAGGCTCTTGTCTCGCCTGAGCGCCTCCGCAATATTCTATTAACCGGCGATATCAGCGAATTTCTTGATCAGATACAGGGAGGCATGTGGCTCACTGGTCGCACTTGGTGGCATTTCTGTCTGTATTGCCCAGCCCTTGAGCCTATCGGCAAACAATTCTGGATGCGGCATGTAAACCGGGATGACGATTATATCAACGCATTGGAGCAGGATTTAATCCAGTTCGAAAAGCTGGTCAGCCAATACGAACAAACTTTACGAATGGGTGCAGCAGCCTAACCCTTCCCAGGTCTAGCGGCGCCAATACGGGTCGCTCTTTTTAAGGTGACATATGATTAAATTAACGATACTGGCTTTGACGATTTTACTTTGCGCCTGCACCAATGATAACGATGCCAAGAGAGCGTTGATGGGAATGGGGTTTACAGATATCAATACTACCGGCTATCAAGTTTTTGGTTGCAGTGAAGACGATCACTTCCATACAGGCTTTACGGCTAAGAATCCCAATGGCCAGCAAGTTAGCGGAGTCGTTTGTTCTGGATTTTTTAAAGCTGGGACAGTCCGGTTCTAACCCACCCTGCGCCCTGAGTGAGAGGAATAAACATGAAATTCAGAAAAAAGCCGGTTGTTATTGAAGCAATTCAATTCGTCGGAAACTTCGATGAAATAGAAAAATTCGTTGATAGTGATGCCGAATTTCGAGATGGAAAACTGCTCGTTGCTACCCTGGAAGGACCATTATGGGCTTCTGATGGGGATTGGATTATTAAAGGTATACAGGGTGAATTTTATCCCTGCAAACCCGATATATTCGAAGCCACTTACGAGCGTGCAGAATGAACAAGGCCGAACGCGAGAAGCTGCGTGAATCAATAGCGGAAAATAATACCTGCTGGCAAACAAATTATATTCATCCGAATATTGTTACCGCCCTCCTCGACCACATCGATGCACTGGAGGGGCAGGTTGAGGTATACACCACAATAAAACGAATTTACGGTGATAAATGTGCTGCGCGCTCAGGCCTTCCATTAATGAATCATATCGATGAGGGACTAATAGTCCTTGATGCGATAGGCGCAGAAGAGATCGCTAAACGCGCATACTGCTTACATCCATTATTGCAGGACGATGAGAATTTAAAGGCCGTATTTCTTGCAATGGAATATCGAATTGTAGCGAATAGCTGCCTTTCTCACCATGTCGGAGTTGCACCAAGAGCAAGCACAATTGACGCCGTTAACCAGATGCTAATAGCCGATAAGGTGCAAAACAGAAAAGATTTTGAGCAGCATCATAAAGGCGTTCACCCAGAATCTGAGAGATTATCAGCCTACTTTGCAAACTGGTTATCAGAGCTTGGCATTTCGGAGGAACGATATCAGGAATTAAAAGCAGCCCTCGCCAGCGCGCCGGAGGTGAAGTAAATGCTGGATATTAGCCCTTTCACCGATGAGCAGTGGTGGCTGATGTGTGACTGTGGACTAAGTCTGCCAGAACCAATTAGTAAGGCGGATTTGAGCAAGCCATTTATTTATGATCGAGAATATGGCGTTTTTTATTGCAATTTCGGAACTCATTACTTGGGTATGTGGTGTCTTTTGTCGTTTCAAGACGGCATTGAAAATCTTCCTTCTGATCATCATGTGGCCGCTGATAAATGGTTAAGCGATAAATCCGGGCGCGCATTTAAAAGCTCCGTTAGTCGTGGTGTTTTCGCTGGAAAAATCGGTTGTTTGAATGCTATAGAAAGACGATTTTTCGGCAACTCTATTACCTATATAAACGGTTTAATTGATGACGATGTGGAGATTTATAAGTGAGCCAAGTTGAGCGGGGATTGTTTGAGCGGATTGATGTATGCATTGACAAGCAATGGGAAGACTATCATGTCGATGTTGATGCAATAAATATAATCTGCGCCGAGTTTGAGCAGCGGCTGGCTGAGGCTGAGAAACAGCTCGAAGTGCAGAGAACATTCTGCAATACCTCGGCGAAAATTGCGCAGGATAATCTGGATAAAATTGCGGAAGTTGAACATCAGCGCGATAAAGCATTAGACGATTACGAAAAAGCCATGCACCGCGTTTCACAACTAGAATGCTATGAAGAAATGGTAATAGGGGTTTGCGGAGAGCTGAAAGGGATTGAGGAGTATCGAGCAGAATTGCGGCTTATGCTGCGGCGCAGTGATTGCCTAAATAAAGCATTAGAAATACTAGAAGGTAAAGAAAGGTTAATACAGAAAATTACAAATGAAATGGAAAAAACCGAATTTTCTAAAACGTCTATATATTTAGATGCCGTTGAGTCTTTATTTGTATCGATAGACGCCCCGCTGCCGGAGTCGAGCAAAAATGAGTGAACTCGCGAAAATGATTGCTCGTATATTGCGGCAATGGGAAGGTTGTACCGATATCGATAAAGTGGCGATGGAAATTGCCGGGGCATTTCGCGCTTATAAGGCCGAAGAGAACCAACAATATAAACCGGAACCGCGCTCCGGAATCGAGATGTTTTATGATCCGCAATCTTCGGATTTATTAAATCAGAAACATTCTTTAACCTCGGAAGACATTGAAGAATTTTTGCCAGAAACAAAACAAAATCCTGATGGTTCGCTGAATGTCAGCGCAGAAGACCTACATCAATTCGCTCGCGACATCTATGCGTTAAAGCCCGCTGCGGGGCAAAGTGAGCCGGTTGCTGATACGCGCGAACATTATTTAATCATTCGTGAAGCTGAACGAAATGACAGTGAAGAAAAATATTTTTCGGCGCGCCGATTAACCGGCCTAGAAATGCCGAGTATACATTTTCGAGCAGGCTTTGATCGAGGATTTGATGCAGCGCAAAAGCACCCCATCCCCGCAGCTCCGGCTGTGCCAGATGGCTATTGTATAGTCCCCCA